CTCCAGCATCTGCCTGTGCAGGTAGGGGAGGTCGTAAATCTGCGGAGCGCCTTGGGCCATCTGCATGACGGCTTGGTACTGCACAACCTTCTGGGCCATAGTGGCGGCGTTAGGGTCGCTGACGGGGATAACGGTGACGTGGTCGTAGTCACCCTTCTTAGCCTTCGGAGTGCCTTCCTCGGGCTCGTACGTGTACTCGTCGGGGGTGTAGTCGCGGATGATATCCTTAAGAAGCCGGAACTCCTGCTTCATCGCGTAGTGGATGCGCGCCTGAACGGCAGACATCACCTTCAAAGTGCGCTCAAGGATGGCGAGGGTCGAGCCAACGGGGGAATTAGCCGACATATCAGACACTTGGAGGTCTGCAGCGCCCGCAAAACGCCGCCCTTCGTCCACGATGGTGCCGAGAAGGGAGTACAGGACTTGGCTAGGCTCCTTATACGGGAGCGGCATCAGGTTATCGCGGATCGAACCGCTGGCTACGTCTACGTCGCGCCATTCGGCGGGGGCTATCGGGGTGTCATCGCCCTTGACACGAAGTCCCTTAGTCTTGAATCCACCCGGTAGATTTGAAAGAGTCCCAGCATCGACAAGCTGGCGAATAAGAGAAGTACCAGACTTAGCAAAAGCACCAATGAGATGGATAAGGCCGAAAGCATAGAAACCAAAGCCCGGTATATAGCTGTAATGCACAAAGTGATTACGTTTTTGCTTGGTTTCATCTTCGGGATGCCAGTTTCGCCGGATCGCTAGTACAGTTTCGGTGTTTTTCTCGATGGTGACAACATAAGGGAGGGCAATACCCGTCTCTTCGCCATCTTCGTCCTTATCTTCGTACCCCGGGAGGTTGATATCGACGTGCATTTCAAGGATTTTGAACCGGTCGTCCGATGACGCACGGAATCCCATCTTTTCAGCGATCTTTTTCTCGACTTCATCGAAGGTATCGACCGGATCACCGAGGTCAACGTCCTTGTAGAAGCCCGCTGCCTGTAGTTTCTTAAGCTCGTTAGGTGTCTTTCGCATGACATGGGTCACACGCTCTGACGTTTGCAGATTAGAGGCACCGTAGGGGACAACAACGTCCTCCGCAGGAACAAAAAGCGAGACCTGACGCTGCAGCGAGGGGTCGTAATACACCTTCTTGAACGCATTCCCGGAAAGACCGAGGCCCCAAAGCATACGCTCGTGCTCTGGACGGTATTCGACCATGCGATCCGTCAACTGGTAGTTCATATCGTCGCTAACCCGGAGCGCCGCGTCCTTTTTCTCTTGTGTTTCCTTACCGATAATCAATGTCTTCACCGGACCAGCAGCCGGGAACGTCTCCATCATGGTCTCGGCCTGAAACTTAACCAGCGCTTCGCTCAGGAGCGGATGGTATACACCGCATGCACCGGGCCACGGCTCGCTTCGGTCCTCGACTTTTAGACCAAGAAGCTCCAAACCGTCCACATATGTCTGAATCCAGTCCTTACGGGACGAAATATCCTCGTCGAAGTCGCTAGTCAGGTCGCCGACAAGCTCCGTAAGCTCTTTCTCATCGATCTCTTCAGCAAGATTCTTGTTGAACTCTTCGTCCGCGTCCTCGTCGATCTCTTCGTCCATAGCCTCGGCTTCATCCATCTCATCGCTAAGATCGATTTCAACCTCAATACCGAGGTCTTCTTCAGGGACGTCAGCAGTCAGGCCCAGCGGAGCGCGGTTCAGTGCTTTATCTACGGCCATGATCTGTTCCTAGAAGAGACGGTTACGCCCAGCGGCGGGGTTAGGACGTTCTATACTACCACCTTTACCCGGTGCCGAAGAAGGCAGCACTAGTTTAGCGTCGGGTTCATGTGTCTTGAAATACTCTTTAAGAGCATCGACGCCGCCAGCATTATGAATATTTGTTTGGGTAGCCTTAAACGTCCAACCTGACTTATCGCTTCCTGTCCACTCCCCTGCAGGGGGCGCACCTTTTGCTTTAGACGCAACGCTCTCTGTTGAATAGGTAATGTGGTTCGGCTTCTTATATGTGTCCGGGAGATGGCCGCGCTCGTCAGGCTTAACACCAGCAGCGAAAGCCGCACGGGCATCGTAGTCGGCGGACTCTTGGACCTTATTGTCCTTCAACCACTTTGCGTAGTCATCCGCCATTAGACGAGTTCCTTACCGTATTGTTCGAGGCTATTAGAAAGGCGGGTAAACCCCGCGTGGAGGAGCAGCGCTGCGGTCGGTGCTTCACTGTCTTCACCCATAGCGAACACTTCCATCGTATCGCCAAGTAGCACTAGCGCAACCGTACCAACTCCCCCATACACGCCGTCCTCTATCTCTTGTGCAATAGCCCGCAGGGTCGCCGCAGGGTCGCGGCGGTTAGACGGATACAATTCCACAACTTTTAAAGATACATCCGCCATCAATAATACCCCTGCTGCTTTCTTTTGAATTCCCGCTGTTCTTCTGGCTCATCTAGGTTAGTACCAACATAGCCGCCTTTTCTGAACCGCATAAGCGCCAGAGAGACGGAGTCTACGTAGTCATCATGTTCCCCGGATGGGAAAGACGCTACTTCATCTATAACTTCCTCGGCCCAGTGAGTACCCGGAGCCCAGACACGACCAGATGCAAATAGATCAGAAACAGCATTAAGTCTGCTTATCTTATCATTACCACGGGTCGGAGTGAACTCCTGCACAGGAATACCCATAGCGCGCATCTCGTAGATCAACGGAGCGCCCGATGCTTTCTTCTCGATGATGACGCTATCTGGTTCCCACTCTTTATACTCTTCTATGGCTTTCTGCTTCAGGCGCGGGAACTCCATGCGCTCCCGGAAGGCATTCAGGAGGATGATGTTAGCCTGCTTAACCCCAGTGTCGTCGGGCATATAGAACACGCCCCACATCGTCAGCGCACTGTAGTCGGCACGCTGGCTCTTCTCGAACGCCGTATCCCAAGACTGAAGTGTGAACTCGCAGGCGGGCGGGTCATCCTTCTCCCACGTCTTCCACCACTCTCTCTTTATAATAGCGCTAGTTTCAGATGTGGGGTTCTGCTGGTACTGCGCCATCCACTTGGAATTCGGCAGTTCTTCTTTCAGGGCGCTAAGTTCTTCAAGCGACCAGAACTCGGGCCATAGCGGGTTGCCACTGGGGAGGAGTGCAGGGAATTCAATCACCTCCCACTCCTCCCCGCCCCGCTGGGCGGCGGATTTAAGCACCTGCCCAGTTAGGTCTTTTTTAGACCATCGCGTCATAACGACGACGATGGCCCCACCGGGCTGCAGCCGCTGCCTCGGACCTGACGTGTACCACTCGTAGGTCTTGTCGTAGATGTCCGGGTTAATTTCTGCCAGCGCCGCTTCCTGCTCGGAGTGCGGGTCATCGATGATCAGGAGGTCTGCGCCCTTACCAGTAACCGCACCGCCAACACCGATGGCGAAGTAGTCACCCCCCTTGCTGGTGTTCCACCGGCCCGCCGCCTTCGAGTCACTCTGCAGGACGAGATCAGGAAATATGGCGTGGTAGTTATCCGTATCGACGAGGTTCCTCACCTTCCGTCCAAAGCCCACGGCAAGCTCTGCAGTGTGGCTGGTCTGGATTACTTTCTTACCCGGGTACTTACCCAAGAACCATGCGGGCAGGAGGTATGAGGCAAACTCGCTCTTTGTATGCCGGGGTGGCATATTAATTATTAACCTTTTTAGCTCACCCCGCGCCACGCGCTCGAACGCTTCTGCCATCCGTGCGTGGTGCCGCCCGGAGATAAACGACGGCCACATCTCCCTGACGAAGGCCATGAACCGCTCGGTGGCGAGCTTTTTTGTCCGCAGTTCTTCTAGCTTGGCTAGCTCTGCAAGTAGCATCTCCTGCTCGGGTACGGAGAGCAGGGGCAGTATTGCCGGGATATCCTTGAGCGATATCTTATCTAGGAGCGGCGAGGTCATTCTTCCTCTTCCTGCCCAGCACTTAGCTCATCAGCCCACTCTGCAACTTCAGGCTCTATCTCTTCGAACACCCCAAGCTCCTCGTCGAGGTCTACCCCGATGGGAGTAACGTCGATGATACTGGCGTTAAGGAGCCGCTTGACCCTTTCCTTAATCGCATCTTCCAGAGCTTCGGGCGTCTTGTAGTTTATGGTTATCTCGCTTCGCTCGGTAAATAGGCCAATGTCGCTGTGCTTACCCAGAAGCTCTAGGGCTCTTAACTCAAACTTAGTATCGCCGCAGTTGGCGATCTCCATGAGCTTGTTTGTTATCGCCGACCGGGCAGCCGCCGCATCGAACGCAAGTTGTTGTCCGTAGGTCTTAAGGAACGCAGCAGCAGCATATGCAGTGTTGGGCAGGGCAAGGTTCTTGCTCTTCCGGTGCTTTACAACTTCTTCCAGCAGGCGCTTCTCGCGCGCTTCATCCTCGGGGGACAGTTCTAATGTGGACCCCGCTCCACTAAACGCGCCCATCGCCTCTTGCATCTCTACGGTATTCGCAGCGACTTCGAGTTCTTCGATAAAGGTTTTGGCTTGCTGTTCCTCGGTGTCATACGGCACCGGGTGGTCTTTAGTTGGCACGATATTGATGATGTTCATCACCGGCATGGGTATATTGTCTTTTCTTTGTAAGCGGGCAGCGCCCCCAGTACTGGTAGGTATACTGGATAACAAAGAAAAGAAAAGGGGGCGCGGGAATCACCACCACGCCCCCGGAGCAGAAGGACCAACAACTGCCCGGACAACCCTCGGGGGGGAGGAGGCTGTCAATAGTAGAAGAGAGTAAAACGCAGGGAATGTCAAGAAAGGGAAGTTGCTGCGGTGTACCCAACCGGCCCGCCCGTGGAATTGAACCCCAGACGCACCCTATCACCAAAGGAACCGGCCCCGCTGGGAAGGCGGCACCGCAGCAAAATATATATACCCCCCGGGGGGTTGCGATGTCAAAACATAAGGGGGGCCTTTGTGCGTGCGAACCGCACGGTGGATAGGCGGGGAAAAAAGAGGGGGGTGGGGGGTCGTAAGGAAATATTTGAATATTGTGTGGTGTAATGTGCAAAATACTAAGTAGAGAGCGGCGGGACCTGATGCTCCAGTTTGGCCCCATGCTCCCACGGTACCCTCGCCACATCCGCGAAAAGCGAAGCCCTATACCTAGGGGCGAGTAAAAATAAATTAAATTAAATTCGAAATCGGGCTCAAAGGGTGTTGTGCTACAGATTGTTTTGGTGTCTAAAGGTGTTGCGGGTTTCCGCCGGGCCCCGCCTTTTCAAGCCCCGGTTGTCTTATGAGGTGTTATCATGGCGCAAGCCATCAAAAACGTTCCGGCCAAAATCGACTTGGCCCCGATTGAAACTCTCGAAGTCACTGTGGTTGACGTTCCCGCTTCTTGGGAGCGCGCTCCCAAGGCGGTCACTGTCCACGCCGCCCGTCTCGCTCTGGTCACTCAAGAGGGCAAGCTTGAGAACCTTCGCGGAACCTACGCTGTCGCGGTCTATCAATTGCTCAAGAGCCACAACGGCAAGATTTCCGGCCCGGAACTCAAGGGCGAATTAAAGAAGGTCTATCAGGCGGAACGTAAAACGTTCATCAAGCTCTGCGAGAGCCGCAATCTTTCCCACGCCCCGCAACGTTGGGACAAAGTCGTCGAATGCATGCAGGGCATGCGGGGCGGGACGCATAACCCCGACACCGGCAAGCCCCTTGTCGACAAGCGCAAAGGCAACGGCAAGAACAAAGGCAAGGGCAAGCCTGCCGCGCGCGAGCTCACCAAGCGGGCTGGCGATGAACTGACCAAGCTCTGGAAAGCATACATGGCGGACGATACATCGGAACTTACGGCGGAACTGACTGCGGCGATGGAACTGGTGGCCGACGCTATCGAAACCCTCCAGATCAAACTGGAGCCCGCTCGCGCCTAACCTACTGGCCCCGCTCGAAAGAGCGGGGCCTCCTTTCCCTCTTTTCACAAGGTGTTACCTATGACCCGTTCCATTGCCGCCATCGCCCGCGAAATCCGCGCCGACTGGAAAACCCTCTCGCCCTACGCTCGCCCCTATCTGGAGGCCATGTTCTCCCTCGATAGCATTGACGATAACTACTATGCGGATGCTGGGCGCAGCGTAGTCCTCTACTTCCTTTCGAATGCCGGAACATACCGGGGCGACGTCGCCCGCAAGGTTAAGGCAGAGCTTCGCGCCATGCTCTAGGCTTCCCGCATATATCCCTCGCCTAGCCCCGCCCTAACCGGCGGGGTTTTTTTGTGCCTGTTACTCTAGGGCTAAATCACCCAGGGCGATTT